TTATAATGATAGTATTACGTCAATATCTATTACCAACACTATACGGAATATTACCTGCGTATGAATTACATAGCACTCAAGGAATGGGCCTCACCTCGACAATCAGAGATACTAGACGCTCTAATAGCCAACCCAAGCATCTCCAGAGTAGCTGAACAGTTAGGAATATCCTACGCTACAGTTAACTCTTGTATTACACGAGTCAAAGCAAAGGCAGCCAGACAAGGCTATTCACCATCTCATGACATGGTACACACATCACCAGAGTCACACATTGTTAAAGGTGTTAGCAGCTACTACGATGAGAACGGTAACCTATCACGTCAATGGGTCAAGACAGACCTTAAGAAGGGTGCTGAACTAGAGGCTATCAAATCTTTCGTTGAAGGATTAGCTGAAGATCTCAAGAATAAACATATTAAAATTACTAGTCCCACTAATACAGATACTGACCTCATGTCATGTTATGTCATTGGTGACCATCATTTAGGTATGCTAGCTCACGCTGCTTCTACCGGAGATGAAGACTATAATATTGATAGAGCAGAGGCACTATTAGTAGATGCTTTTGATAAACTAATTACACGTGGTGTAGACGCACACACTGGATTACTAGTTAACCTGGGTGATTTCCTCCACGCAAATGACACCACTAACACTACCCAAAGCGGTAATGTGTTAGATGTAGATGGACACTTCAGTCGTGCATATACAGCAGCAGGTGCTCTCCTAAGACGTGTTGTTAACATGATGTTAGAGAAGCATGAGAAGGTAGTTATCCTTAATGCTCGTGGCAACCATGACAGAGACGCAGCTCTCTCCCTAAACATCCTCCTTAAAGTATTATATGAAGATGATCCACGTATTGAAGTACTAGATAACGTGTCTAAATTCGTATCCTTCCAGTTTGGATCGAATCTTATAGTCACACATCATGGTGACCGTATGACTCCTCAAAGAGTCTATGAGCACGTCACACGTACAATGTCTAAGCAGTGGGGTAACACAACTCACCGATTCTGTTGGATGGGTCATATTCATCATAAGACTGCCAGGGAGATTGGCGGTATGGTAGTAGAAAGCTGGAACGTTCTCAGTCCAGTAGATGGATGGCATGCTGAATCTGGTTATGGATCAGATCGGTCAATGTCTTGTGTTGTACTTCATAAAGAATACGGTGAATATATTCGACACAAGGTAGGGATTAAGGAACTGAATAATGATAAGATCACCCCAAATACTACAGGGAATTACCATGGAAGTTAACGCCAGGTTCGACCGTCTAGAGGCTAAGATAGATAAGCTTGTAGATGTAATGGTAAAGCTCGTTGAGATTGATACCAAGATGGATGGTTTGACTGCACACAATACTACGCAGGATAGCCGCTTAAACAAACATAGTGCTGAGATAGACAAACATGCTATCACTTTAGCTACGGTTACCAAGACTAGTGGTACGAATGAATGGTTTGTACGATTATTGATTGCAGGCCTTGTATCTGCAGTCTTCTATGTGATGCGGGGTTAACAATGTTTAAGCTCGGTCAGAACTCTTTAAACAATCGTGCTGGTGTAGACCCTAGACTAATTGAGATAAGCGAACTTGCGATTACAATATCTAATATCGACTTCGGTATCCCTTCTACTGGTGGGCTGCGTACCACTGCAGATCAAGCCAAACTGTTCACAGCAAATAAGTCTAAGGCTGATGGACGTACCAACAAGTCATACCACCAATCAGGCAAAGCTCTTGACGTGTACGCTTACGTTGAAGGCAAAGCATCTTGGGACAAGCTCCATCTTGCCTTAGTAGCTGCAGCAATGCTTCAAGCAGCTGCACAGCTAGGGTACAAGCTCAAATGGGGCGGTAACTGGAAGAATTGGCAGGATATGCCACACTTTGAACTGGAGGAGTAACCATGGGAATTTTAAGCACTATTTTTGGTGGTGGAGATGTAATCAGTAAGAGTATAGACCTCATTGATTCATTCCATACCAGCGAGCCAGAGGCCATTGCTGCTAAGACTAAGGCTAAGACTGATATAATGGCTGCTTATGCACCATTTAAAATTGCTCAACGCTACCTAGCTCTCATGTTCGGTGGTACGTACATCTCTTCGTATATCCTAGTTATGGTCATGGTATTCATGGGTAAGGATGTAGCTGATATTCGTGGAGTAATAGCTGAGTTCCAGATTGATTGGATCATGCTTTCAATTGTTAGCTTCTACTTCATGGGTGGACTGGCAGAAGGCATAATTAATAAGCGAAAGCCATAGTTAATGTTATGTGGTAGGATACTCCCTTAATAAGGGTAGTATGACAATATATGGCGCAATACGTGCCCGTTTAAGGTATCGACAAAATGTCAGAACAGTTTGATGAAGAAATGGTGTCCTCAGATGAGACCTCCGATAAGGATCTATATGCTGAGAGCACAGTTAAATTAGCTGAGTGGGACAACACTCCTAAGGTCTCTGACCTAAAGGCTGACTACACTGAAGCATTACCTGCTCATACTCTTCAAATGACTAAGGTACAAGCTTGGGTAGACAACCTTAACGTTACAGGTAAGGCTGCTATTCAGAAGCGTACTGGACGTAGTGCTGTTGCACCTAAACTTATACGTAAGCAAGCTGAGTGGCGTTATGCTGCTCTAAGTGAGCCATTCCTATCTACTGAAGACATCTTTAACGTAGAGCCTGTTACCTTTGAAGACAAGGCAGGTGCTGTACAGAATCAGCTGGTACTGAACAACCAGTTCAATACTAAGATCAAGAAGAACCGTTTTATTGATGAGTACGTACGTGCCATTGTAGACGAAGGTACAGTTATTGCCCGTGTAGGTTGGGAATATGAAGATGAGATCATTGAAGTAGAGCAACCCATTATTGAACAGGTTCCTGTACAGGATCCTATGCAAGCAGCTCAGATGGCTGCACAAGGTATACCTCCATATGAAGAGGTTCAGACTGGTACTGAAATGATAGAGGAAACTCGTATCATTAAGAACCAACCTACTCTTGAGGTATGTGACCTGGATGATGTTGTACTAGACCCAACCTGTAAGGGTGATCTTGATAAGGCACAGTTCTTAATCTATCGCTTTAGCACGGACTTGTCTGAGCTTAAGCAGGATGGTCGTTATACAAACCTTGATAAGATTAATATTACTGGTCACTCTGTACTAGCTGAACCAGACTATAGTGGTAACTCTGATGACACAGACTTTTCCTTTAAGGATAAGCCTCGTCAGAAGTTCGTAGCATATGAGTACTGGGGCTACTGGGATATCAACAACACTGGTATCGTAGAACCTATTGTTGCCACCTATGTTGGTGAGACAATGATCCGTATGGAAGAGAACCCATACCCGGACAAGAAGATTCCTTTTGTTATGGCTCAGATGTTGCCTAAGCGTAACTCAAGCTATGGTGAGCCAGATGGTGCACTACTAGAAGATAACCAAAAAATAGTAGGTGCAGTAACTCGCGGTATGATTGATATCATGGGTCGTTCTGCTAATGGTCAGTTAGGTATCCGTAAAGATGCATTGGATGTTACCAACAGACGTAAGTACGAGAAGGGCTTGGACTATGAGTTCAATGCCACTGTAGATCCACGACAAGCATTCCATATGGGCTCTTATCCAGAGATACCTAAGTCAGCTGAAGTAATGCTAGGCTTACAGAACCAGGAAGCAGAATCTCTAACAGGTGTTAAAGCTTTCTCTTCAGGTCTATCTGGACAGGCACTTGGATCAACAGCTACAGGTATTCGAGGCACATTAGATGCCACAAGTAAGCGAGAGTTAGGTATACTCCGACGCTTATCTACATGTATTAGTGAAGCTGGTCGTAAGATTCTAGCTATGAACGCTGTATTCCTTTCTGAGGAAGAGACAGTACGTATCACTAACGAAGAGTTTGTACAGGTACGTAGAGATGACCTATCAGGTAACTTTGACCTTAAGTTAAGTATCTCCACTGCAGAGACAGATAACGAGAAAGCTCAGGAACTAGCATTTATGCTACAGACCATGGGTAACTCAATGGATCCTTCAATGGGTCAGATGTTGTTAGAAGAGATTGCCATGCTTCGTAAGATGCCAACACTTGCTAAGAAGATCAAAGAGTATCAACCACAGCCTGATCCAATACAGCAGGAGAAAGCACAGTTGGAGCTTGAACTCCTTAAGGCTCAGATATTTAATGAGCAAGCTAAGGGTGCAGAGAACCAAGTTGATGTTCAGCTTAAACAGGCTAAGACTCGTAACTTAGAGAGTAAGTCTGATAGCGAAGACCTAACGTTCTTAGAGCGTGAGTCTGGTGCTGACATGGATAAGGAAATGCAGAAGAAAGATTTTGATAGACGATCTGCTCTTGATTTAAAGGCAGCAGACAGTATGTTAAAAAAAGACGAGACACCTAAGTCTCAATAACCTAAACCAAGATAACCTACAGGTAAAGCTGGGGGACACGAAGGTATATAGCAATGAATGAAATCGAGCAGATTGAAGTAAGTATTGAAGCAGCACGTAAGGATGTTGATAAGATGGAGTCGTTACTACGACTTGTATCTAATAAAGATTTTATAGACGTCATAGATGAAGGTTACTTCATGGATGAGGCAAGCAGGTTAGTTATCCTGAAGGCAGATCCCTCTATGGCAGATGATGGTTCACAGAAGATCATTGACCACGGCATTATTGCCATTGGCAATGTGCGTCAGTACCTGCAGAAGGTTATGCAAGTAGGTCGTATGGCTCAACAAGGTATTAAGGAAGACGAAGAAACTCGTCAAGAATTACTAGCAGAGGAGTTGTAATATGACTGCTATTAATCCACTAGACCTTCCTGATGATGAGATCAACGATGCCATCTCTACTGAACTGGCTCGACTAGATGAAGAAGAGGCTAGCGCCTCTCCTGATGTAGAAGATGACGTAGTAGAGTCAGATGACGAAACCGTAGATGATGATGAAGCAGATGATGATGAAACTACGGATGAAGACGCTGATGAAGATTCTGAAGATAAAGAATCTGATCAAGACTCTGATGACGACTCTGAGGACGCAGACGATGCGACTGAAGGTGATTCTGATGACAAGTCTGACGATGATGACGATAAGGATGAAGATCCTTCAGAGGACACTACAGAGGCTTCTAAGGAAGCTGACGTTGACTCTAAAGAAGAAATAGACTATAAAGTCCAGTATGAAGCCTTACTTAGCTCTTTCAAGGCTAATGGTAAGGAAATGAAGGTTGATACTGTAGAAGATGCTCGTGATCTGATGAAGATGGGTGCTAACTACAATAAGAAGATGGCTGCTATTAAGCCCAACCTTAAAGTCATGAAGATGTTGGATAACCATGGCTTGCTGGACGAAGAAAAACTTAGCTACTTGATTGATCTTAGTAAAAAAGATCCTGAGGCAATCAAGAAGCTTGTGAAGGATAGTGGAATGGATCCACTAGATATAGACACTGACAATATTGCTTATACACCAAAAGCTTACACTGTCTCCGATAGCGAAGTAGCTCTAGATGGAATACTCGATGACATTCGAGACACAGAATCTTTCAATGCTACTATCGACATCATTGGCAACAAGTGGGACGAAGCGTCCAAAGACACCATCGCTAAAGATCCTAGTATCATTAAGGTCATTAACGAGCATGTCGCATCAGGTATATATAAGCAGGTCAGCGAAGTTGTAGAACGGGAGCGAATTTTAGGAAGACTTAATGGTCTTTCTGATATTGAGGCTTATAAACAGATAGGCGATGCGATCAATGCTAAAGGAGGTTTCGGTGACCCCGTACAGGACACCAAGACTAATCCGACTAGTACATCCAAATCAAATAATGTTAATAAGACAAACAATCCTGTAGATCCAAAGCTTAAAGATAAACGGCGAGCAGCGGGTTCTGCAAAAAGTAAGCCTAGTAAGGCTAAACCTGAATTTGACGTTCTCAATATGAGTGACGAAGAGTTCGAGAAGATGTCTTCTAGTAAGTTTGTTTAAACTAATATTATTTAATTATTAAGGTGTATTATTATGACTGCAAAGTATAACGACCCAGCTGGCGGCACAGCCTCTACTGTAGGTTCACAGTTACGTACTGATTACTTCCACAAGAAAGCTCTTGTAGAAGCGGCAAAAGAAAGTTTCTTCGGTCAGTTGGCTGACGTTACTGCTATGCCTAAGAACATGGGTAAAACCATTAAGCGTTTCCATTACCTACCTATCCTTGATGATCGTAACATCAACGATCAAGGTATCGACGCATCTGGTGCAACAATCTCTAACGGTAACCTATATGGTTCATCTAAAGACGTTGGTGTTATCGCTGCTAAGATTCCTGCTCTGTCTGAAGCTGGTGGTCGTGTTAACCGTGTTGGCATGAAGCGTATCGAACTTGAAGGTTCTATCGAGAAGTTTGGTTTCTTCGATGAGTACTCTCAAGAGTCTTTGGACTTCGATTCTGATTCTGAGTTACTTCAGCACATCACTACTGAGTCTGTGAAGGCTGCTAACGAGATGACTGAAGATCAACTTCAGGTAGACTTGTTGAACGGTGCTGGTGTTGTACGTCTAACTGGCGTAGCAACTACTGCTGCTGAGTTGTCTGGTGAAACCGGTGCAATCTCTGCTGTAACTTATGACGACTTGGTTAAGTTGAACATTGAGTTGAACAACAACCGTACACCTAAGCAAACCAAAGTAATCTCTGGTTCGCGTATGGTAGATACCAAAGTGGTTAACGCTGCTCGTATCATGTACGTTGGTTCTGAAATGATCCCTGCGATCATGAAGATGACTGACTACCACGGCAACAAGGCGTTTATCCCATTAGCTCAGTATGCACAAGCTGGTAGTGTGATTCGTGGTGAGATTGGTTCTGTAGACAGCTTCCGCATCGTTGAAGTTCCTGAGATGATGAAGTGGGCTGGTGCTGGTGCTGCTGAATCAGCTAACGCTGGTTACTACGCTACTGGCGGTAACTACGACGTATTCCCAATGATGGTTGTTGGTGACGGCGCATTTACTACTATCGGTTTCCAAACTGATGGCAAGACTGTTAAGTTTAAGATCAAGCACGTACGTCCTAGTGAGAACCATAGTTCTACTGACCCGTATGGCGAGACTGGCTTCTACAGCATCAAGTGGTACTACGGTACTATGTTGCTACGTACAGAGCGTTTAGCTGTAATCAAGACTGTTGCTGAAATCTAAGCAATAGTTTTATAATAAGGCCTCTCCTTCGGGGGAGGCTTTTTCACATATAGAGGCGATCACCCTCTTCAAAAGGTAGAAGTAAAATGAACGATGAAATTACACAAGAAGTAGAAGTAGATGAAGTAGAAGAGAACGCAATTCCTAGTGAGTTGGACTCCCTACGAGCACGTGCAGACCAGATGGGTGTTACTTACCGTCATAATACTGGAGTAGATAAACTCCGTAAGTTAGTAAACAAAGCTCTAGAACCTGAGGAAGAAGATGAGGAAGTTGAAGTTAAGGCTGCCCCAACATCTCAAGGTGCTATTTTAGCTGCAAAACGTAAAGAAGCTTCAAAGCTTGTACGTATCCGAATTACATGTATGAACCCTAACAAGAAGAACTGGGAAGGTGAAATCTTCTCCATTGGCTCTTCTAAGCTGGGTACATTTAAGAAGTTTGTACCATTTGATTCAATTGATGGATGGCATGTACCACACATCATCTACAATATGATCAAAGATCGTAAATGTTCTGTGTTTTATAATGCTAAGACACCTAATGGACAAAAGATCCGTAAGAGTAAGTTGGTACCAGAGTTTAGTATTGAAGTTCTGGATCCATTAAACGAGGCAGAGTTACGTAATTTGTCTCGTCAGCAAGCACTAGTAAACGATGAATAAGGAATAGCTATGTATACCGTTGGATCTACTGTTACATTTACAATTACCCGGCCTCAGTTAAAAGCTGGAGAAGTAGCTGCAGATGCTATCAGCGTTCGTGCAGTGGATCCTGACGGTATCTTTAGTAGCATCGCCCTAACAGGTGATGTTTCTCCTACTATCGCTGTAGCAGGCCAGATTACATTCTCTGACTTGCTCAACAAGAAAGGTGTATGGCGTTATGAAGTATTGACCTCATCTAATGTGGCTCATGTGATTAACGTCAACGCTGTCTCTACAGAGACTGCCTACACTTCTACTGTTAAATTTTAAGGTATTAACATGACAGACATTACCGTAGGTAGCGTAACAGACGGCACGATCAATGGTGACGGTGTATTCGACAAGTTAATGAAGTCGGTTACATCACATCTAGATGATCAGTACTCTAAGGGTCGTATCAAAGGTGCAGACTACGCTAATGTCTATTTAGGATCTATTCAATCTGCTATGCAACACTCCGTTACATTTGTAATGGGTGAGCAAGAAGCAGAGAAGCGGGTTGAGCTATTAGCCGCTCAAACCGTAGAACAAGTAGCAGCTACATCACGTACAGATGCACAAGCAACAGATGCACTGGTAACAAGTGGTAAGCAGCAGTTGATGCTTGATAAGCAGACACTAGAACAAGTAGATGCAACACTACGTGCTAACACAGAGTTAGATGACAAAAAGCTTACTAGTGCTGATCAGCGAGAGTTGATTACTGAACAGACGTTAGAGCAAACAAGTGGTACTTTACGAGCTATTGACCAGTTAAATGATGCTATTTTATCTGGTGAGAAGCAACGCGAAGAGGTTAACTCTCGTATTGTGTTAGTCAATACTCAGGTTCAAGAACAGCTTGCTTCTACCAAGCGTACTGATGTCCAGTTAGATGACGCGTTGGATAATAGTCTTAAACAGCGTCAACACGTAGATGAGCAAATCAGCTTGATCCATGTGCAAATGGCTGAGACTATTGATGGTACTGAGCGAGCTAAAGAACAACTACTAGATGGTCTTGTAACGACTTCTAAGCAACGTGACCAGATGACTAGTGCTATTGCATTGTCTGAGGTACAAACCCTTGAGGTGACTGCTGGAACCACACGTTCAGATACTACATCTACCCAAGATAACCTGGTTAAAGCCTCACAGATCCTTAAGTTTGGTAGTGAGAAGACTCTACTAGATAACAAGGGTGCAACTGAGCTTGAGCAGTCTATCTTAGTTACTAAGCAGCAGGCACTGTATGAAGCTCAGAAGAATGGCTTTGCACGTGACTCTGAACAGAAAGCAGCTAAGTTGGTTAGTGATATCTGGCAGATTGCTAAGGGTACTGATCCAAACGGGTATGTTATCCCAGTTACTGAGACTGAGATTGGTAATGTACTTCGTAACGCAGTAAAAGGTGCTGGACTAGAATACTCTACTCTAACACCATAATGGAGCAGTAGATGGGTTGGCATCGGGCAGCAAGAGCACACACCTCCCCTGTATTTGGGGAGATGGAAGATACAATACCCACTGTACAAGCAGCAGTAATGACTGCTTCTAAGCGAGGACTCTCTGCATCCGAAGCTATCAAGATCGCATTGATCAGTAATAGATATACTGCTGCCTCTAATTACTTAAACAATGCTAAGTCCTCTTACGTACACAAACTACCTACTGTCACACAGACTAGTCCATTACGAGATGAGACCTATATAACAGGTCTGGCATTTCCAGATGGCGTACCTAATATCACAGGCACATCATTCTCCAGTCCTACAGCTATGGATCAGATTGACGAGGTCAACTCCCCTACAGTAACTTACGATGCATCTACCCACTCATATGCTTACTCATTATCAGGTGTATGGTTCACCAAGGTATTCAGTAGTGCTACCTACGTGGATGACACTACATATACATATACAGAGACTATCTTAGACGATCTGGACGCATTTGTTAGCTCATCTGTGTTGGTAGCCAATAGAACTGTAGGGCCCAATACACAGGTACTTAGGTATTCTTACCTCCACCTGGGACTAACTAAAATAAAGTTATACTCCCCGGCTATGGAAGATACTCACCTATTCCATGACATATTTAGTACTTACCAGAACTCTGAGGACTTTGTAGCATTCCCTATCTACCCACTTATGTTGGATAGTGTTTACATTGACCATCCCTCTCGTAAGGAAGAATTTGATGACGCAAAACACTTACTTAAGAGTGTTAGCTTCCCTATTGAGAGTGTGTTTGCCCAGATGAAGGAAGGTGTACCTACTAACGTGGGTAATGAGGAAGACCGTATTACAGACATCTTCCTTATGAATGCTATAAACATTCACTCACCTACCCAAGCAGCTAAAGCTTATTTATTTGAGTTCTTTGATGCTATCTACTTGAACCATGTAGATCCAAGTACAGGTAATGTGTCTTGGAACCAGAACAACTACACAGTCAATATTTCTGAGAGTGATTACAACTTCAAGCTACAGTTCAACTCTATTACTAGTAGCAATGTTGTTGGATCACGTACTGATTACGGTAGCCTCATAGTTGATGGAGAAGAGTTCGATGTATCACTTGGTGGATATGGTGCCCTTAACTTAGATATACCTAGCGGTTCGTTAACACTGTATGCACCTAGTGCTTCAGGGGTGAATACTTACCGTAGATTAGTCATAACCGGTTTGATAGCACACACAGTCATAGATTACCCCTCAGGAGTAACTACGTCCGTTGCTATCAATGTTAACTCTGATCCAGATTCGTTAGATCACTCTAACTTCTGTATTCCATTAATATTGGGTGTAGTGTCACAGCTTCCTACGTTAGCACTAAAAGAACAGGTGTTCCTTGAGAGCTATGTGGTAGTTAGCCACTCACAACATGAGTATTACTTAAAGTGGTATCAGGAAGTCTGGAGGGCTATTAAGAAGTTCGTGATCATTGCTATATCGGTACTGATCATGATGTTTGTTCGTGGATCTGAGATAACCATGGCAGCGTTCTTATCAGCATTCCTGACTGCAGTTGCCTACAGCTTTGCATTAGAGCAGATACTTGCAGGTATAGACGATCCATTCCTTAGGGCAGCAATATCACTTGCCCTTGCTTACGTAACAGGTGGCACTGATGGATTCTCCTTTGATACATTCACACTGTCTGACCCATCCACACTAATAGCTACTGTAGGGGCCGTTGGTGATGCTTACATGGGTCATCAAGCACAGATGATACAGCATGAGTCTCAGGACTTTATAACCAGTTCTGCAGAGCAGTGGAAGGATCTTGAAGAGAAGAGATCTATGTTAGAAGAGACTGATTTTAGTGAGCTTATGGTATCCACCATGATAACCTCGGTGAATACTTATGAGTCTCCTCTAACGTTCTATGCACGTACTTTAGATACTAATCCAGGTACAAGGGTGTATGACCAGTTAGAGTACTTCTACGACAACAAGATCGCACTACCTAAGCTGGATCCGATGAGCGGAATTGGTTAACTATTCACTTAGTGGTTACAACAATGTAAACTACTATTAATTAAGATTTTAGGAGAAGTAATATGCCAGATCCATATGAAGTGGGGCAAGGTTTTCTACCAATGAACTCTGGCGTCTCAAAGACAGCTACAAACCCTATGACTAACTGGAAAATGCCTGATTATGGCAAGCAACCAGTATCATATGCGGAAATGACCAAGCAGAAGCTAGCTTCACAGACTCAAGCACCTTGGGCACCTGGAACTAATGCCAATACACCTAACAGTCTGGGTCAGACTACTAAGATGGGTTGGGGTGGTGCAGGTGGTTACTTTGATCTCGGTACACAAGCTGTAGGTGTCATTGGTAACCTAGCAATGGCTAACAAGCAGAACCAGTTAGCTGCTAGTGATTTAGACTTTAGACGTAACTCGTTTGAGAAGCAGTACCAGTCTCAACGATCTCTAGTTAATGATGAGCTGTTTGACCGTCAGCAGCGTCGTGAGCGTGAAGGTGGTATGAATGAAGAGCAAGCACGTGTTGCTGCTGATCAGTATGTTAAGAACCGTGGCGTTGCATAAGGAATATTAGAATGGCTGCTCCTAGATGGACACAAATGCAGGCTCCAAGCTCTGCTACCTCAGTAAACGCTTTATCCTCTGCTGGAGACCTGTTTAATAAAGCTATTGATCAGGCCCGTGGTGGTATTAAGTCGTACCAATCAGGAGTAGACGCTCGCCTTAAAGAAGACAGTGATGTAAACACTGCAGCTCTTCGTCGTCAGTTAGAAGGTGCTACCGACTTAGCGGGGCTTAATGCCATGCAAGGTGACATCTCTGCTACTGCCTTAGAGGGCTATGGTAAACGTATTGATGCAGATGCACTGCAAACCTCCTTTAATAAGGAACGTGGTGTGTTACGTGGTGCAAATGAGAACCAGTATAAGGAACAACTTGCCCTTGATCAGTTAGGTGTTACAGACACTGCAGGACAGGAATCCCTTATTGCAGGTCTTCGTGCACAACAAGCAGCCAATCCTTATATGGATCTAAGCTCTCAAATAAGCTCTGCCGGTGGACAACTTAAAAGTTACCAGGGTAAGGATCAACAGACTGCTGCTAATACAGAAATTGGTCTCATGCAGAGTACTAATGACATCGCAGCACTTGAGAGCCAGTTATCTGGATTGGATAAGAGTAGTCCAGAGTACCTATCATTAGTAGATGCTATTAATAGTCGTAAAGGTGTTATATATAATGAGCAGCAGGGTAAGTTTGATCGTGATTTAGCAGAACAGATTACTGCAGCTGCTAATCAAGGACAGAGTGCTCTTAATGATCTCCGGGATAAAGTAACATCACCTGAGTATACTGCACAGTACGGCACCCAAATTAATACTGGCAAGGTTGCAGGTATGTTTGAGGAAAGTACTAACCGTGCACTTGGTAAGACCCAAGATCGTTTGGTTGAAGAGTTCGAGAACAATACTCAAGCATTTAAGCAACAGAATATTACAGCTATGCAGACCGCTGTAGAGCGTGTTGAAGGTGCTAGTCAGTACGTTTCTATTGATAGTGCTGGTAACATGACTATTGATCCTGCAACGCCTAATGACATGCGTAACAAGCTACAAGCAGCAGCTGAAGCACATGGCTTTGAGAAGGAACCAAGTACTCAAGATCGTGAGACTCGTTTTAAGAATCAGTTGAATGAACTTAATCTATCTACCACCACTAAGTCTGCATTGGTACAAGGTCGTGAAGCTCTTCGTACTGAATCCAATACACTAAAAGGTGAGCATAAAGCCACGTATGATGGTCAAGTTAGTGCATCTGTTGCTACACGTACTATGGACACTGAGATTGCCCAGAATGCTTATGACAACATTCTAGAGCACTCAGATTTTGCTAATGCGTATTCAGGTGCACTAGATAAGGCACAAACTGTAACTGATTTTGTTAAAGATACTCTTGATACCAACATGTTTCCTGACTTCCTGCAGTGGGATAATGGACAAGATGCGGTAGCTGATACTGTTAATAAGATTAGGTCAGGTGATTTACGCATCAAAGATGCTAGCGGCGCCTACATGGATGAGTCTCTAATATCTGACTTTATACTTAAGGCTAGTATTCAAGACTCTCTTCAAGGTAATTGGAAGGTAGACAATGAGGCTACTCTTATTGCCAATGTCGAGAAGAATATTTCAAAGAACTTGGCTGATACATCATTTCAACGTAAGTCTAATGCCTTTGTAAATCTGCAACAGACCAAGGCAACTGCTGAACTTAATCACCAGTCTCGCATATCAGGTTATCTATCCACTGCTAGGAGAGACTCTGGTATTCGCAGTAACAAAGGTAACGCTCAACAACTAGCCTTCAGAAAGGCTATTGAAAAGGCTAAGGTTAAGACAGAAGGAAATACAGGTGGTGACGATTCTAAGGTAGTTGTACCTAAGGTTGCACCAGATACTGCTTCTATTGCGGAGTTGCGTAATAAGGTTAGCAGTCTACAAGATATTACAAAATCTGATCTTAAACCTATAGCAGCATTAGAAGCTTTTAAAGGGGCAGAAGTGGAGTTGAACAATGCAGTAGCTCTTGGTCATTTTAAGACAGAGGAAGCTCTTGTAAAGTTCTTCAATAAAGTTACTCGTAAAAACCAGTGGGGCAATATCCGAACTATCGGTGGTGGGTTTGGTCGAGAGATTGATAATCTAAATATAAGTAGTGAAGATAAGGAGTCTATTGAGGACGCCTTCAAGCTGCGTATGAAGATTGCTAATGACCGATGACTTGAGGTTGTAGTAATACTTGAGTAAACTAAGGGGCATAAATTGCCCCTTTTTCTATTGTAGGTATAAATCGACATGTCTGAGCAAGATCTTCTTAGCACCCCACTTAATTCGCCTAACCAAGAAACTCAGCTAGCAGACGTATCATTACAACCAGCGTCAGCTGTTGTGCCTTCGGCACCAGCTGCCACTGTACCTATGGGCATTGATCAGAGTCTATATCAAGCAGCACCGGCTACCGGTATGCAAGACTTTGGTAGAACCAAATCAGAAAGTCTATCTATATCTTCAGACAACAAAGTTGAGCGCCTAGCTAATAGTACTAACCTAAAAAACCTTATATATAGAAAGGATGATGGTACGTCTTTTGATGTATCAAGCGTCTCCTCATCTGAGCGAGATAGTGCTGCCGTCATGTCTGTGGATCAAGCACAGAAGATGTTAGGTGCTGGTGCACGTACTATTGGATCATTCATGGACAACCAATCAGTAGAAGATTGGGGCCAGTCAGTTGTAGATCAACAGATCATAGATCTAGAAGAAGGAGGCTATGAGCCTCTATCTGGTGGTATGAGTGTTCGTGAAATGTTTAAAGAACGTGGAGCGGGTAGTGCACTAGGTCGTGTATGGGAAATGATGCAAGAGAACCTTGCTACCTCTGGTGTCTCACTAGCAGGTGGAGCTGCTGCAGCCCTTACTGCACCATTTAGTGGTACCGCTGCTATTATGGTTCTAGGTGGAACTACATTAGCATCTGGTGCTATGGGTGTGGGTGAGTCCGCTCTGGAGATGGAAGACAAGGGTGTTGAGATAAACGATGCTAAAGCTATAGGCACAGGTATATTGATTGGCCTACTAGACCGATTCGGTGCCGGCAAGGTTATACCTAAAAACCTTCTCACCCGGATGACAGGTGATGCCATTGTTAAGCGCCTGGTTGAGAAAGGCTTTGTTGATGCAGCTAAGGGAGTTGCTAAAACTATCCTAGGCAAGGCTGCATGGGAGTCGGGTACTGAGGTAGCTCAGGAAGCACTCATCATTAATACTGCTGCCTCACAGGGAGCTGAGTACACCAAAGACGAGATAATTGATCGCTTTATTGATGTGGCATTTGTTGCTGCAGGCATGGGTGGTACTACTGCTACTGTGTCTGGCACTGTTGAATATGGTAAAGCTGTTAGTACTAAGATAGCTAGCACTGTCAGTGACACACTTG